ATACCAGACTGGTTCTGGTAATCGAAGGTATCTTCGACGATTTCCGGCAGACCGATGTCGGCCATAGCGAGAGCCTGAGCACCGCAGAAGAGGGCACGACCACCAACAACGTTGGCGTTAGCACCCCACTTGTAGCCAGCGGCACCGGCATTCGCCGAGGTACCAGTCGTCGCGCCAGCGGTGTTGAACACATGGCGGAACTCGTGGACCATCACACCGTCGACCATCAGCGAGCTCGAGCCAGCGAACAACTGGTTGCTCGGACCACGGATGCCAGCGTTACGCACGTTGGCAAGGAAGTCCGAATCGAGCTTAAGGGCCGCCATCTGCTGCGGCGTCACGAAGAGGTGGAACACCTCGTCGTTACCAGCGCCGCGAACACCACGGACGTACTGGTCCTTAGCGTAGGCCTTGAGGGCCACGATATGGCGATACTTGAGGATGTCAGCAGACGTGATCGTGGTCGTATCACCGGCGACGATGTCGTTGCCCGAAACGCGACGGTGACGAGCAGCGGTCGGAGCCGACACATCCGAGGCGAACTCAAGGCCCGACAGGTTCTGGCCAGAAGCCAGCACCGTACGGAGGCCACCGTTCGTCTTGTGCGTGTAAGCAACACCGGCGAGCGTCAAGAACGCGAGCTGGTCCATACGGTCAGCCATCGCGTAGGCGAGGGCGTCGCGGCTGGTCTCACGGAAGTTGACGACCGACTTCTGATCAGCGAGGCGACCGGCAATGCGGTTCGCAAAGCGCAGCTGATCGAGCTCGATGGTGATGTCGTAAGCGCGGAGCGCCTCTTCATTACCCTCAAGCGCGCTGTCGCCCGTCACGCCGTCACCGGTCATATCGGCGAGCAACGTGATGACAGCCTTCGTGCCCTTGTCTGACTTCGTCAGCTCGGTCACGCGCTGGATCATTGCATTGGAACCCGAACCAGCGAACTGGTTCACAAACGACATATTGCGAGCGACGCGCCAGAAGTCACGGCTCCACGCCGTGAGTTGATCACTAGTCAGCGCCGCAAAGTTAGTAAGAGCCATTTGGCTTCTCCTTTAATTGCGTTACAAAACCTAGTAATGCACATGCATTACCAGCCTACAGCCGACTTGTGGTGCGGCTAAACCGTTTCCCCGTATCGTGGGGTCACGACTTAGCGCGTATTAACGAGGCGCGACCTCGGCACATTTAACGCCTATGCGAGGCGAAATCAGCACGTTTTTAGCGTGTGCGACACGGCTGGATATCGTTCCAACGGACGAGTTCAGTTGTAGATTAACAACAGAGTAGAAAGTTCGCAACTATTTAATAAGAATATTTCTTCTTGGCCGACTTCTTAGCAGGCTTTTTAGCGCTGTGGGTCTTACCCGGCATCATCGTACCGTCCGGCATGCGGTGCATCGGACCCTTTCCGCCTTTCTTCTTCGCCTTCATACGTCTATCTCCTTGGGTTAACGGTACCGCGCTGTCTTCTTCGCGATACGCTTTGGTTGCTTCGAGAACTGCTCGCCCTTAGCAAGCGAACGACGCTTGTTGCGGGTGGTGGCAGCATACTCCTGAGGGGACAGCGCCTGCCGAGCTTTCTTCGGCAGGTACCGTTCGCCAGTCGCCTTCGAGCCTTGGGTACTGTTCTTGCCAGAACGAGTTCCCCAGTCCTCTTTGGTCCACTTCTTGAGGGACTTCTGTGACTTGGCTAACCCCATGGACTAATCCTTCTTCATCTTACGAAGAGTCATGGCCAAGCGGGCTCGCTGACCAGTCTTGCCTGGCTTCTTAGCTGCTGCTTTCAGCTCCTTAGCCGGAATCTTCTCACCCTTCTTGACGCCCATGCTCTTACGCAAGGCACCGGGTTTCTTGATCGCGTCTTTGATCCAGTTCTTAGCCATTACTTATACCCTCCGCCTGACTTTTTGTACTCTACCGCTAGCATCTGTGCTTTGCGGGCGCTCCATTGGCCTGGTTTACCGCCTTTTCCACCGGCTTTGATGCGCTCAAAGATCTGTTTACGCATCGTCGGCTTGGTGTAATTGCCAGCGGCATTGACCTTTGACTTGGCCTTAGCCATTACCACTTCACCTTGTCGGCCCAATACGCCGCAGACATCTTGCCCTTGGCGATATTCTTAGAGTGGCGGGCTTTGAAGGACTCGCGGCGGTTACGGTATGACTCGGACTCCCCCTTTTTACGGGGGGAGCCGCTCACGCCTTGCTGGCCAAAGCGAATCGTCTTCACTTGGTCGCCCGACTTAGCCACAACTACGTGACTTTTGGTCGGGTGGCTCGGTGTACGCTTAGGTTTGTTGTAGCCAGAGACACCGGCTCGGGCTAAACGTGAGTCGCGGGTAGCCATTAGACGACATCGCCTCTTAATCGCTTGAGGGTGGCTGCCGGAAGCGCGTTAAATTCGTCTTCCGTAAGCTGCATGACGTCGAACGCCTTCTCACCACGCGCTGCAGAGCTCTCACCCGGCATATCAGGCGGCTGAGCCTCAGCAGCCTTCATCTTGCGGGCGATATCAGCGCGCTTTTTAGCGACTTCATCGACTACAGGAGCCTTTGAAGCGGTCGGAGCTGACGCCAAAGACGGCTCTACCGGTGCGCCAGGGTCCAAACCGTACTCGCGAATGACAAACTTCGCCGCTTTTGACAGCGCAGCCACCGGATTGTCGCCCTTCACGATGAATGCATCGCGTAGATCGATCACTTCCTGGGTGTAAGCCTCGTTGAAGTCAGAGCTAGACCGGTCAAAAACTGGGAAATTAGTCTCCAGCTCAGCCGCAGCCTGCTGCAAAGCCGACATCTGCTGGCTCTGGGTGACCTTCTGCTCCATTTTCTGGGTCAGTTCAAACTCAAGCTGAGCACGCTCGGCTCGGCGGATCTCCTGGCGGAGGGCTGCGGCCTTCTCATGCTGCCCGTCGAGCACCATATTCTGATATTCGACCTCTTTGGTCGCAAAATCGTAGGTGTCAGGGGCCGTTTCCGCCGCATTTTTTGCGGCCATTAAGTCATCAAGCTGCTTTTGAAGCGCCTTCTGCTTAGCCAACACCTCGTCGAGGCGTGACTTTGGCACCATTGGCTTCTTAGATTCCGGTTCCGGCGCAATTTTAGGCTCAGGCGTAGCAGTTTCCTGCGCTACTGGCTCGGTGGCCGGTTCAACTTCGGCCTTCGCCTCAGGAACTGCAGGGGCTTCTGTCTCTTCGATGGCCGGTTCGGTGGCCGGTTCAACAGCCGCCGCCTGCGGCTCGACCTTAGGCTCTTCTCCTAAGCCAAAATTCAGGTCGATAGTGGACGGAGCCGAGTCCTCGACAGGGTCGGAACCAGGCATCCGGTCAAAGCTAACGTCTTTCTTGTCCTCAGACATACTCAATCTCCTATTGTGGGGTCAACGGCCGCATGTTCGGGATGGGTCGCGGCGTACCCTGGTTCTGCGTCTTCGCTGCTGTCTGCATAACAGTTGCTGCGATACGCGTCGCTGCAGCCGTCTCCTGCTGCGAACGACGAGTCTGGTTGGTAAGCGAAGCCAGCTCACGCCGCAGCTGCAACTCCTGCTCCTTCATAGCGATCTGCGCCTGCAAATCGGCCATCTTGAGCTGAGGCTGTACGTCTGCAACGTCCTGCACCTTGGCGATGTTGATCGCGGCTTCGGACTGCAACTTCTGCACTTCCGCCTGCATACGGGCCAGCTCCAGCTGCACCTGCTGCATCGCGATCTCCGCCTGCATCGCGCTGGCTTCCATCTGCTCCGGGGTCTGCTCGACACCGGTCATCATGCGGATGCGCTTGGCAAGTTCGCCCTTACGGGCCAGGTGGCTGTATTCAATGATGGCGTCATCCGGAATGGCGACACCAACCTGACGCAGGTTAAGAGCCTCGGCGAACTGCATCTCGTCGAACGAGTCACGCGCCGGAGCGGTACCGATGACGACGTCGTACTCGCCCAAAGTAAGGTCGTTAATCACGCGGCCTTCGGGGGTCATTTCATTGACCACCAGCGGCTCGCGCGGCTTCATCGGGTCGTCTTCATTTGTGATCTGGATCACTCGCTGTTCAGTATAGAACTTCTGAACCAGGTTCAACACCTTCTCAGCGAGATAATGACGGGTCTTACGCAAGTTATCGAGCGGAACCTGGATCATGATGACCCCACGGTTCTGCTTGGCCTGTATAGCAATGCCAGACACCTCAGCGCCGTCCGACCCGAGCATCGAGTCGTTCACACCACTGATAGTCTTGATGTTAAGCGCTGCCTTCTGGCTGATGCGGTCGAGGCCGGTCGGAATCTGGTTCGGCTGAATTTTGACCGGGGGGTTCGACCCACGGTTGTACTCAAGCACCAGACCAGTTTCAGCGCCGTGTTCCTCGAGGTCATCCGCTGTCATGCCGACGAGCGAGCCACTCTCCACCATCCAGCCACTGTTGGCCGTGGTGTTGACGATGTGTAGTTCCTGACTCGCGATCTTGTTCAGCTGCTCCTGCGGGGAGAGCAGGTTGCGAACCATGCCGAACGGACGGCCGCGACGGAAGTACGCGAAGTACGGCACGATGGTGAAGTCATCGTACGGTGACCAATCGTCGTGAAGGACGATCTTGTCGCAGGTGACAGTCCAGCGAACCCGTCGCACGACCTTAGAGATCAGGCTTAGG